GCTCGTCGTCCACCCAGATGATCTCGGTGACGCCGACCTCGCCCATCGTGTCGCGGTCGATCCAGTCGATCCGGACGGCCTCGGCCTCCCACAGGTCGTAGAACACCGACTGCTCGGTGTCGTCCCACCGGAGCTGGACCGGGACATCCCCGGCGATGAGCGCATCGGCGAGCACCTCGGTCACGGTGACGTCGTCGGCGTCGCCGGAGCCGGAGAGCTGGGAGGAGAGCTGGAGCGCGTTGTCGATCACGTCCTGCACGGCGGGCGCCGTCGCGGCGACCTCGAACGAGTCGCCGAGCTGGGAGGCGATGAACCAGACGGACTCCTCGATCTGCGTCGAGTAGGCGTGTTTCCGCTTGTGCTCGGGGAGCCGGTCGCGCCACGGGTCGAGTCCGGCGTCGGTCAGCGCCTTCAGGTTCTCGTCGTCGTACTGCTCCCCGGCGACGTACTTGCGGCGCTTCGCGATCTCGAAGATCCGCCACTGCTCGGCCTCGACCTTGTCGGAGTCGCGCTGACCGGGTCGGGTCGTGGGGGCCAGGACGATCCGGAGCTTCTCACCAAGGCGCATCGGGACGAGCGGCATGGCCCGAGCGTAGACGCGGGACGACCCACCGCCGGGGGAAGCGGTGGGTCGTCAGCGAGGTTGCCCCTTCGCGGGCTCGACTCTACCGGCGGGCGCGGATCCGGTCGAGGAGGATCGCAGCGCACTTGCCCTTGGTCCGCTTGCCGTACCGGCGGGCGACCAGCTCGTCGCACACCGGGCACCGCCACCACCGGTCGCCGGGGAGGAGCGTCACCGCCAGTGCCAGTCGTGCTGGCACTGCGTCCCCTCACCGTTCGGGCCCGGGTCGTCCCCACCGCGGCGCTCGTCGGGATCCGGCGACCCGCACTCGGGGCACACGCCGTCGTCCTCGTCCATGACGCCGAGGTGCGCCGCGGAGAGCGGACCGACGAGCGCGCCGGTATTCCCGCGGCCGTCGACGAGCCGGACCATGTACCGCTTGCCCTTCGCCGTCTCGATCTCCGACTCAATCCGACCCTCGCGGCCGACGACACCGCGGCCGTCCATGAGCGCGACCCGGACGCCGACCCGGTACGCGCTCACCGGAGGACCCCGGCCAGCCACAAGACCGGGAGCGCGACCGCCACGACGAGCGCCGCGCCGACCGCGACCGGCAGGGCTCGGACCGTCACAGGTAGTCCTCCCGCTCCTCATCGGTCAGCTCGATCGGCTCCGAGTCGTCCCACAGCGAGTCGTCGTGGTTCCGCTCGCGGTGGACCTCGGCGCCCGAGTCGTCGTAGTAGACGACCTCGGTGTAGCGGAGGGTCTCGATGACCTTGTGCGCCATCAGCCCTCCTCGATCGCGGCGGCAAGGAGGGTGAGGAACGCGGCGTACACCTCGGCGGTGTGAGCGTGGCCGGTGAGCCGAGAGCCGCCCTCGATCTGCTCGGGGAGCGTCTTGCGGGGCTGCCACACGATCGGGCTCCCGGGACGGAGGTTGAGCGGGACGACGATCAGCGCGCCGTCGACCTCGTCGTGGGCGGACGACGAGGAGCTGGTACTGCGTCGCGTCGCCCGGAGCGAAGGCGACCTGGGCGGAGTCGGCGACGCGTAGGACGGCGGCAGTCTGCTGCGCGGCGACGTAGATCGGCGCGACGTCGAGGTCGGGGCGCAAGCCGAGCGCCTCGGGAGTGAGCTGGTCAGGGGTCATGGCGGTCTCCTTCGGTTGGTCTGCCAGGACACGATGACCCTACCTCGACCCCACCGCTTATGTCAATAGTTGAGAGAGGATCGCCGCAGCGAGACGAGGGGGGACAGCGTTGCCGACCTGACCGAACTGCGACGAGCGCGACCCCTGCCACGGGTAGTCCGACGGGAACGACTGGATCACGCCAGCCTCCTCGACCGTGACGCGCTGCCGATTGCCGTGCTCGTCCTCCCAGCACCACGACGCGGCATCGTTCCCGAACGCAAGTGTCATCGCCGGCTCGTTCACGTTGCGGACCGTGGCGCGCTTGCGTGTGCCCGAGGTGAGCCGGTGCCATGACCTCGTCTTCTCGGTGACCGTCTGGGCGGGCCCGGACGTGGGGAACAGATCACGGGCTCGGTACGCGACCCCGTCGATCTCGACCGATGCACCCTGATCGGCTCGTCGAGGGAACCCGACCATCTGATTCGTCCACCCGAGAGCGTCCTCCATCGACATCCACGGAGCGACCTGATCGAACAACGTGTCGCCCCCACCGTCGGAGTGCGTCGCTGTCGGTGCGGCGACGACGTAGCCGACCCGGGACGCCATCAGCACGGCGCGTTGGCGAGTCTGCGGTACGCCGTAGTCCGCGGCGTTGAGGACTCCGACCCAGGTCCGGTACCCGCGGGCTCGGAGAACGAGCGCGAGCGCATGCCACAACCGGACGGCCGGCGGGACCTGCTCCATCGCGATCCACTCCGGCTTCGACTCCTCCGCCCACCGAGCCGCTTCGAGGGGCAGCCAAACGGTCGGGTCGTGATCGTCGCGACCCCACGACCAGTCGCCATTCGCCATCGCCGTCTCCAGATCATCGAGGACAGCTCGGCCGTGCCCGTTCCCGGCCATCGAGAACGCCGTGCAGGGTGGCGACGCGATCAGCCCCTCGATCCCCGACGGGATCCGGTAGGCGGCGACATCTGCTCGGATCGTCGGAAGGCCAGCAGCGCGGCGAGTCGCGCACGCTCCCTCGTCCCACTCGATGCCGATGGGGTCAGGCAGCCCGGCAGCGCGAGCGCCGAGGTCCCAGCCGCCAGGCCCAGCGAACAGGTCAACGATGGTCACAGTGGGAGTCTCCTCGGATCTGCCAGGACCCCGTGAGTCTCGCGCTACCCGTGCCCCTTACGTCAATAGTTGGCGGTCGGTCAGATGTGGGCGCCGCGGTCGTGGGCGCCGGAGGTCTGGGTGACCTTGGCGAAGCGGGAGCCGTCGAGGAGCCGGTTCATGGCCCACGACAGGTGCCACCAGGCCATGACGGTGTCGTCGTGCTCACCGACGCCTTCGAGCTTCCCGTCGTTCCACCCGAACGCCTCGGCCTCGGACAGGAACACCTCGACGTTCTCGTGGTGGAACGTGCCGCGCTGGTACGGGACCTGCCACCGCTTCGACTCCAGCTCCATGATGAGCGACGGGACGCCCTCGGACAGCGACCGCTTCGACGCCTTCCCGTCCGAGCCTCCGGCGGAGTGGCGGACGACGGGGACGGCGGTCGTCTCGCCGACGTACTGGCCCCACACGAGCTGCGCGGCGTCCGACTCGATCACCACGATGTCGTCGCGGTACTTCGCCCACTCGGCCTCGATCAACTGGACCTGCTGAGCGAACGAGAGCTTCTGCACGCGGAGGACGTCGAGGATCCGGCGCTTGCCGGACTCGCGGTCGAGGACCGCGGTCATCTTCACCATCCAGTCCCCGCCGGTCTTCTCGGACCAGGCGATGTCCCACGCGGAGGCGACGGCGAAGCGGTCCTCGATGCCGTACGTCTTGGCGAAGTGGGGGACCAGCTCCGACCCGCGGAGCAGGCCTGGCTCGAACAGCTCGCGGGGGAACAGCGACGACTCCGACGAGCGGGGAACGGTCAGGATCTCGCGGTCGTAGATGAACGGACCCTTCGACTTCCGCGACGCGTTGAGGCAGCGGGCCATCTCCGGGCACGTGTCGCACGGCAGGTTCCACTTGACGACCGACCGCAGCTCGGGCGCCGCGGCCTCGACCTCGTCGATGCACTCGGTCAGCGCGATCGCAGGCCACCGCTCAGGCCACAGGGCGGTCCTCGTGTTCGTCGATGCGACAGCCGTGCTCATCGGCGACATCGTAGGACGTTGGACGCGGATCGGCCCCCGTCCTGGGGGGCGGGGGCCGATCCTTCCTGGGGCGGGGCGCCGACACCGCGGCGCCCCCTTCATGGTAAGCGGTGCGCCCTGACGGGCGGCGGATGATCAGACGTCGGCGGGAACCGGGGGCTCCGCGGGGCCGTCCTCGGGCGTGTCGGGCTCGGCCGGGGTCTCCAGCTCCGCGGGCACCTCGGGGACCGGCTCGGTCGGCGGGCCCGTGTCCGGGGTCGGCTCCTCGGGGACGGGGTCCGGGGTCGGAGCCGGGTCGGCCGGGGTGCCCGCAGCGACGGCCGCACCGAGCGTCGCGTTCGACGCACGGATGTCGTCGACGAGCGCCTGGATCGCGGCGGGGTCGCCCTTGAG